TGTTCATAATTTCCTCCGACTTCTTCAAGAAGCAGGAAGAACTTGCTTGTGCCCACGGACATGAGGAAGGGTTGCCACTTCTCGTAATAGTCCGCGTCCTTTATGTTCGAGACAGAGAATTTGAACTGCTGGCGAATGCGATATTCCTCAATCGTCACCGCGCCATACTGGTCATCAATGCCCGATGTATCGTCAATGGTTTCTTCGCGGCCAATGTCGAAGCCGTCATATTCAACGCGAGTGCCGATGAGCAGACGGCATACCTCGACATAGCCTGCCGGATTGCCGGGACTGGTGAAGTCGATCCTGATATAATTCTGGGTTACGGGACTATCTAGCAGCACAAAGGAGATAGCATCCTTGATCGGCGCGATGCCCTGCCAAGCAGGATAGGTCTGATCGAAGGCAGGAACGCCGTTCACATCGGCAACGCTCGACCCCATGCGAATGCGGATAGTGTCTGTGGCACGGAGATTATTTCCGATCAACGCGATTGTGTCGATGGGCTTCCCCTCAGTCTTGAACACGACATAGACACCGGACAGGCCACTAGAACGCCACACCATGCCGGGTTCGTCATTGCTCAAGTTCTTGGGTTCAGCGACAGTCAGAGTGCTGGAAGTCTGATACGTGACCTGTTGTGGTTTACAGAATACGACTGCCATCTTAACCCCTAACCCGGATAGTGCTGATCCCCGTTTCTAGATCGCACGAGAACGAAACGACTTTCATTTCTCGTCCATCAGTCCTGAACTTGGGAAAGTCTGGCTTGTAGGTAGGCACGCCACCTTTGAAGGCATCCGGCAGCATCAAGCCCTGAACTTGAAGTTCATAAACAACCGGGTCAGTATTCGCGGCCAACACTTTAGCAGCCAGAGCCTGAGCATTTGCTTCATCGAGTTGCGTGTCGATGGTGACAGTTCGTGCCTTTGGATAGCGCGTCTGAACAACGGCATTTTCAGCCGTTGTGTAGCGGAAGTCCTGTAGAACGAATGCTGATCGGTTCTGTGTCGTCATAGTCTGATATTTACCTCTCCCCTCAATAGGCCATTGTCACCTTGCCGTTGACGTTGCCCGACGATGCCGCAGCAGCCGCGCCCCAGACATTGCCGTTGGCGTTCTTGATCGCCTCAGCAATCTGCTTGAGCCAGCTATTCGTCTCTTGCTGTTGAGCCACATAAGCATCGGTCTGGTTCTGAATGGCCGAAACAGTGTCACCTGCGGCAACCGCTTTGTTGAACTCATCGGATACATTGGCCATTGCCTGTTCGGTCCAAGAACGAACATCGGTCAGGATGCCTTGGCCAGCCGCACTATTCGCGCCGTAAATGTCATTCACGCCGTTGATGATGTTATCCATCAATGCTGCGAACTTGTCCTGATCCACAGTCTTGCCCGCAGCAATGTCGGACTTGAACGCATCAAAGGCACTGAGGTTCTTGTTCAACACGGACATGGACGAGAAGCCGCCAGCTTCGCCATTCAGACTATCAAGGATGCTCTGGAAGCTGGAAGTCTGTTCCTCAATGATGTCCTTCAACTTGAGAGCGCGAAGTTCCTCAAGCTGGGCATATTCTGAACTGGTAGCACCTGCCTCCTTGAACACTTTGTTGAGGCTCTTCATCTCCTGATTGAGTGTATCAACAGCAGCGGCAACAGGATTGGTCCTGGCTTTCAGTTCCTTGAACACGCCTTCAAAGCGGAGGGCCTTCTGTAGCTGTGCTTCAAGATCGTCGCCAGCAGCCAACAATGCCTGAGTAGAGGCGCGAAGCCCGGTTAGAGCGCCGTCCTTGATCGCATCAGCCAGAGCATATTGAAGCGCCTCTTCTGCGCCCTCTTTGCCGAAGTCCTTGATGTCAGTGCGACCGCTGCCGCCCTTTAGTTTGCCGGTGCGGCCAGTGGTCGAGACGCGCCACTTGCCCTTATACTGACCGATGGACACAGAGTAATTGCCGTTCGCGTCAGCGCCAAGCTGTTCTGCGATGCTATCAAGGCCGCTAGTGATGCTGTTAGCAGCAGTAGAAGCGTTTTCCTTATAAGCGTTCTTGTTGCCATTGGTTGTTACCACGCCATTGACGACGCTGGCTGTGCCCCACTTGGCTTTCTTCAAGAAGCCGCCCAGAACGCCGCCGATGATCGAACCCGCGATAGAGCCGATTGGACCAGCGAAGCTACCAAGTGCACCACCGATCTGTGCGCCCATGCCGCTTGTCTTGATACCAAGGCCCTTCATGATCGAGCCGGTAATCTGGCCGACCTGAGCGCCAGCGCCCATCTTACCAAGCGTTTTGCTCAGAGTACCGTTCTTGCCGAACATACCCTTGAACAACTTGCCGATGCTGCCGGCTTCGCCAAAGATGCTTTCCTTGCCGAAGAGGGACTTGAGGCCATCTTTGAACTGCCCACCTAGACCAAGTGACTTCATCAAGCCGCCGATACCGCTTTCGCCCTTGAGGCTACCTACGATGTCGGAGAACTGCTTTGCGATCTTGGAGAACATGCCGCCGAACACGTCGCCAAGACTGTTCATGACATTCGACCACTTGTCGAACGAGGCAGCGCGTAGCTTGTCGTCTAGTTCCTGCTTCTCAAGCGCCTCTTCCTTGTTGATGCGCGCCAGAACCCTGCGATAGTCTTCCTCGCTGTATTTGCCCTTGCCGCCCGCATAAGCAGTATCAGCGGCGGAACGCTGGTCTTTGTATTTGTCGGCAATCGCTCCAAGTTGGCCCGTCTTCGTGTATTGCGCGAAGAGGTCTTTGCCCTGAGCAAGTAGCTTGTTGTTCTTGTCTAGTTCTACGCCGCGATCGGCATCGGCACGAACTTGGGCTTCTGCTAGGCGATATGCTTCGGATTGAATGTCCACGCCCTTGGCAAGCGCGTCATTGCGGAACTTATAGACTTCCTGTTCAACTGCCGCTTGTTCCTCAGTCATGCCTTTGAGGGTCTTGGCGAACAATTCCTGCTGCTGGTCTAGATCGCGAGCCTTCTTGTTATGTGCGTCCAGGGCATCGGTGAGGAACTGGTTAGTCCTGACCTGCTGTAGAGTTGTGACTAGGCGTTCCTTCTCGGTTGCGTTCAGATCGCGACCAAGGATTTTCTGTAACTCTAGCTGCTTCGTGTAGTTCTCCGCTTCTAGCGGAAGCAGCTTCGCGGTTTCGACCTGGCCTTTGAGGGTGTCCCAGAATTCCTTTTCCTGCTTGGCGCGCTTTTCCGCCTCGCTCTCGCCCTTTTTCTTATTCTTGTCGGCCGCTGGGCTGTCCTTGCCCACAGCCGCGAAGTCGAGATTGCCCTTGCCATTGCGACCGGCAGCATTGTCGATCCACGCGCGATTGCCTTTCTGGTCCTGCTGGATTTTGCCCGCATTGGACAGGACGCGACCAGCGACTTTGCGGGTTCGGCCAAAGCTAAGGTCAACATCGCCCCACTTGGAGAAATCGCCGGTAAGGCTCGCAGCCATTGCGGAACCGGCCTGCGAGAACATGGCCTTCAATTCGGCCAGGGCGACCCCGAAGATGTTGGGAAGCTGTCCCGCTACATAGGTAGCAGCGCGCAGGATGCCGACGAAACTCTCGCCCATGCTTTGACCGGCGATCTTGGTCGAAGGCACCAGCCAATCGAACGCCGCTCCGAACGCGCTCTGGAGCAGGCCAACGACCGTGCCGATGATATTGCCGATGAACCCGAATACCGAGCCAACGACACTGCCGACGAGGCTGATACCTTCGCCAACGAAGGCAAACGCGACCGCGAGATTATCCATTCCGGTTTTGAAGTTGGATGCGCCCTGATCGCCCAGCGTGAACATGGAGAGCAGGCCACTGCCGACATCAACGATGAGCGACAGGAGGCCGCCGATCACGTCCATGACGCCGGATAGCAATGGTGTGATTGCGCCAATGCCGTTACTAATGGCGCTGGTGATCTTGCCGACTGTCTTGTTTAGGACGCCATCACCCATCGCGGCCATGGTATTGAATATCTGGTCTTCCAAGTTCGCGAACGCCCCAGATGCCGTAGCCATCTGGCGAGCCATTGCGCCGCCGAAATTGGTCTTACCGATCCCGACAATGTAGTCCTGAATTTCTTTGGAATTGTTTGCGACCGTCGTTGTCACGCCCTGGAAGGTGAACTTGACCTTGTTGCCTTCCTTGTTGGCCTTGATGCCGAACTCTTTTAGTCGCTCGAACTCGCCGGTCGTCGCGTCGGCAACCGCTTCGATCATCTGCGACATATCCTTGCCCATCGCGGCAGAGGTGTTGCCGTAGCTGGTCATGATGTCGGTCGAGGTAGCCAGACCCAGAGCGCGCAGCTTCGTGAAACCGGACACAGACTGTTCAAGGGAGAATGGTGTGGTGTTCGCGAAGTTGACCAGCCCGCGATAAGCGGCATCAGCGCCAGCCGTGCTTTTCGTCATGGTCAGCAGATTTGCCTTCCAGACTTCGACCTGAGCCGCAGCCTTCACAGCAGCAACGCCAATCGCACCGATGGATAGGACGACAGCGCCGATGACGGCGGCTTGAGGGCCGATGGAGGATAGCTTGCTGACTAGCCCGCCAACGGCAGGAATACCGCCAGCAGCACGACCGCGAATTTCTTCCAGGACGGCACCGACTTTACCGCCTGAACTGGCGGCACCATCAGCGGACCTTTTGATCTTATCCAGGGTGCCCGCGACATTATCATTAGCGGCACTGACTTTCTTGCCCTTGCCGGTGAAGGCATCAAGCGATGCGCCAAGGCGAGCTAGTTTCGCCTCTGCGCCATCAGTAGTAACATCAATGCCGATGCCTGTTTGAAATGCTGTCGCTGTCATAGATCACCCCGGAAACTGTCTCCGTATTTATTGACGGGCAGTTTCCAGGGCGGTCGGTGTTACTTCTTCATCGACTTCTCAGTTTTCGCAGCTTGTATGCTGCGATAGTGAATGTCCAAGTGATAAACGACATATCGGAATGCTTCTGCTTCTCGGCAATCGAGTTCCAATTCATCAGCATATTCCTTGATCTTTGATCTAGGGATTGCGCCCAAGCTCATGCCTGAGACACGCTCGGACCCTAGTTCAAGAAATGCTTCATAATAGATGTCCTCAATCCGATTGAGTTTCGGCATCTTCTCCACTTGCTTGATCGCGAAAGGGTTTCCCTCTTTCGCATCAGACAGATAGATTAGTCCGTCGCCTTCGAACCAGTCGATGTAGCTTTTGAGTTTCCCAAGGCTTTACCCTGCTGAGCAACCGGATCAGCCTTGTAGTTCGTCACGTCGCGGGTTTCCGCAATAAGCGCGTTGACTAGCCAAGCGTTGTCTTCATCGGTGAACAACTCGAAAGCTGTGTTCTTATCGAAGGGAACCTGATTGCCTTCTTCATCGAGAACATCGGACCAGTCATGTAGGCATAGTTCGATGAAGGCGAAGATATTGGCAAACTCGCCCTTGTTCTTCTCATCCGTGCTACATTCACGCTCAAAGCGTTCCTGAGCGATCTTGAGATACTTGTTGAAAGGGTCAAAGAGGCTGGTTTTGAATGTGCCGTAATAGTTGCCTGCTTCATCATTGATGCGATGCTCAACGCCATATTCTGCCTTCTGCGCGTCAAAACGATGATACTTTCTGAATTTCACTGCCATGGGGAGTTTCCCTCTCTCTTGTTGTTATTACGTCTTACTTATCATGGGAATGGACTGGCGCTTTCGAGCCAGTCCACCCTAAGCGGTCTGTAGTAAGAGAGAGGATTGACCGCTTACGACTTAGGCGATGCGTTCAACGAACACATCTGTCTGAAAGGCGTTATCGTAACCGCCAGTGAAGGCCAGCTTCACGATCACGCTCGAACCCGATAGTTCGTCGGTTGGCTTCTGGAAGATCGCTGCTGGAACAGTGAAGCGATAGCCCGCGCCATTGCGAGTGAATTCAAAGGACAGCTTCTGGGGCTGGCCCGTTACGTCACTGTTGATGTCGAAGCTCTCGCGATACAGGCTGATTTCGCCAGCGGTCTTGCGAGTGCCGGAAGTGCCGATGTCAACGGCTTCCTGCTGGCCGCAGATCAGGCGAGGCTCCCTCTCGTGGCCCACACTGATGTTGAGGGACGACACGCCAAGATCGACGATGCCATCAGGGCCGGTTAGCTTGACGTTCTTGAGGTCGGAATAGGTGAACTCGCGAGCGTTGCCGTCAATCGGCGTAACAGAGGCATCATAGTCTTCATCGCTTTCTGCGCGGCTCAGACCCATCATGCCGAACGAGACGTTCACGCCTTCGCCAGACTGTGCGGTAATTTCCATGCTGTTCACGATCAGGCCGCTATCGACATAATACATGCCGTTCGCCGGATCGGGATCAACGCCAGTGTTTGGCTTCAATTCGCTGATGACCGAGAAGTAGGTATCCTTTGCGCCAGCGGATAGCTTGTTGGCAGTCCATTCGCCCGAAAGTGCGCTCTTTAGCAGAAGGTCGAAAACCGATGCCTTCTGTAGACGAGTTTCAACAGACCATTCGATGGAACTTGCGCCCTGTTGTGCGCCATTGCTTGCGCGGTTTGGACGCTTGGTGTTGCTGGCGATCTCAGCAGTTGCGTAAACAGGCGGAGCCTGTTCGGTAGAAACTGGCAGTTCGAAGCGAGTGCCATCTTCTGGGGTAGTGCCCGGAACTACTTCTTCAACAATGCTGTAGTTTGGGTCAGAGCTATTAATACGTGCCATTAGCGGCCCTCCAATATGAAGTGAAAGAGCCGCTTGATTTGGCTCCCTGCTATTTATCGGGGCCGTGGGCCAACTTAGTTGGACTTCCTATTGCTCTCCCATGAGACAGTTACATTGATCTGGGTATAGGCATCCTGATCGACGGTCGTGTATCCAATGCGATCAACAGATGTGTAACCATCAGGCGAAGTCCAGCCGCGAAAGGCAGCGGCGAACTTGTCTCGAATTTGTCTAGCTGCGCCCATGCCTGTTCCCTTCGGCGCAAAGACTTGAAGATAGGCCGTGCCTAACTGCTTATATGCCGGATTAAGTTCTAGTGTGTCCTGCTCACTGTCGCCGGGGGAGATTGTGAAGCGGACCCAAGGCTTAGTCTCGTCTAGATTGATCTTTGGCTGGTTCTGTAGGAGCCTCTGAGTAGCAGAGAGCGTCACAGTCTGACCCGCTCCATCGACATAGGAAAGAGCAGTGGACTTGAAGCGATCATTGAGGGATTGTTCATCTAGGTCTAGCATTTACTTGCCTCCCAATTTCGTAGCCGCTAGGATACTATTGTCGATCCAGCCATTAGGCGCTTGATCCGAATGTCCGTGAACTAGCGTGGGGCCGTAGGGAGTGGTGTTTTCAATCCTGCCGTTATCGAATGGCTTCTTAGGCGTCTCCACAGTCCAGTTTCCACGGAAGTTGCCAGTATCAACAGGCGATCCGCGAACGACATTCGCATGAACGTCCAGGGTGACTTTCTGAGTTAGCTCTAGAACTTGCTGTTCTGCTGCTTTCTTGAACTCGGCCACCGCTCTGATGACATCGGACATATCTATCTTAATCATCATGCGACCTCTGCCATGAAAGCGACGATGCGACCTTGTAGTGGCAGAGCCGTCACGTTGCCGATGATGTAGCGTTCGTCCTCGCCCCATTCCAGCGTGTCGCCCTGTGCGGGTTTCTCGCGCATCACAGCAACGGTCGGCGTTGTTTCGCGCCCCTCGGCATAGTTGAACGGGATCGGCCCTACAGATGCCCTCACAGGGATGGATAGGGGCGAGCCGCCGACCGTCTCCATCTGCTCCGTGTCCGGGTTCCATTGCTCGATATCTGGGCCGGTGCGAACAAGGACGCCGTTAGCGCCGAACTCGTCCAGCATCTCAACGACCAGTTCCACCATTTCCTCGTAGAAGGTCATCAGCGCACCAGCTTTCCGAAGCTGACCGATGGAATTGCCTGTCCCGCTCGAAGCGGTGCGATCAGGGCGGTGACGCCGGGGAAGGGATCGGCCGAGACAGGCTCGAAATACTCGACCTCCTTTTTGAAGCCCACGCCCTCCTTGGCTTCCTTCTTCACAACCGGTGTCGAAATGCCGACCTGGGGGTTCTGGGCCATGCGGAGCGCGAGGGTGGCGACGGCGATCAGGTATCGCGGCTGATCCTCCGCGCCCGCTTTAAGCGGAGCGTATGCCTGCTCTACATAGTCCAGAGCGTTGAGCAGGGCGGCGTTGCGATCAGCAACAGCGGCCCATTCGACATTGCATCTTTCTTCGTGGAATGTGTCCACCTGTGCCAGTGTGATTGCCATGGATACCTCGCTTGTTTCGAGATATTTAGCGATCAGCCATGGCGAAGCCCCGGAGCAGAGAGCGCCGGGGCCTTACCCTTTGGATTAAGCGTCGTTGAAGGTAACAAACCTATGAGGGGTCCGTATCTAGGGCGGATTGTTCCAGTGCTGCTTGCTCGCGCTTTTTGTGGTGATATTCTCTTACTGACGCAGCGCGCTTCGCAATTGTTTCAGGTGAGTTCTTCCTGAACATGTGGGGTAGAACAATTCCCTTCTTCGAATCACTCAAATTCTGCTTTGTCTCTTCTGATTTCGGCAACTTCATATGTGGCAGCACAATACCCTTGCGAGCATCACTCATTCTTTGGCGCGTTTCACCGCTACGCGGACCTAGTTTCTTACCCTTGTTATGTGCTGGCTTGCCTTTGTGTGCTTCGCTCTTCTTCATGCGAACTTCATCGCTCTCAGAGCCAGTTTTGACACCCGAGTTCCACGACTTTCGCCCCTTGGCTTTGTCGCTCATTTTCTTGCGAACCTCAGGTGTGAAGTGCTGAGCGCCACCGGCGGCAGCGTTGAGGAAGTTGTCTAGGATATGGACTTTGTTATCGCTGAGGATCGACGTTTCGAACGCGATTGCTTCTTCCTTGGTATCGAACGTCTTGATAATGTCGATAACAGGAGGGCGACCATGTTCTTGAGCAATGGCTTTGACATATTTGCTGCTTGTGAAATACTTCGTCCACATATCAGATGGGTGACAACCATCCTTGTAGCGAACGCCGATATAGAATTTGTTGAGATCGGGCCAACCGACGAGATAAACGAACGGAATGTGATTTTGATAAGTAAGCATGTGCTGGCAGTCTCCATTACTGTTAGGGCGCTTGGTAGTTGTCGCTACGCGAAGCGCATTTTTATTGTCAGTATTTAGTCATGAGAAAGCCCCGGCATTGAGCCGGGGCTTCTTTGTTTCAGTGTGGCTTATTCTGCGCCGAACGTCACGAAACGGAACCCGAACTGAGCGTCTGGTGCCACCTTGGTCCAGCTTGCAGCAGCTTCCAGCTTGGCCTTAACTTCTGCCTGCGAGACGGGGATCGCGCCCTTGTAGTCCATGCCGAGAGGATGGATCACACGCGAAAAACGGGTGTGGATGATGTCAGCGCCACCACCGTTACCGCCGTTTGCCTTGCGCTCAACCTCGAAAGCCTGCTGGGCAGTGCCTTCGCCGTAGCCGAGAGCGCCAGTGCGGAACAGAATAGCGTCGTCATCGGTCAGGATGTTGCTCTTGAGCAGGTTGAAGCCCTGATACTGAGCAAAGCGGGTGTTCACGTCCGACTTGGCCACAAAGCCCGTGTTTGCAGCCTGTAGCTTGGCGTAACGACCATGCGAAACGATCATGCCGTTGAACAGGCTCGACCACTCTTCACCAGTTGCGATGATGTCATAGATGACAGCCATGTCCCAATCGGTTTCAACTACCTTTGTGATGGCAGTGTTTGCAGCAAGAGCAGCGCGGACGCCCACGAGCGAAGAACTAAGGAGGGATTTGGAAACTGCGTTCTGGTAGCCAGCGAAGCCAGACGCGATGTCGCCCTGCTTGCCATACTGAGTGACAATCTGGGTGAGGTCGGTGGTGCCGATAGCGTAGTTGAGGTCAAGACGCATAGCGGAGAAGGTGCCACCTTCTTGCTTGCCAACATCGCCTTCGTCGTTGATGTCATCATTCGAGACGTTGAAAACGTCTGCGGACAGTGGCTTAACGTAGTCCAGCGACACCTTGCGAGGGCCGCCATTTGCGAGCGCCTGAACTTCTTCGCTGGTGGTGGTCAGACCCGACTGGACCAGTTCATTGCTTTCCTCACGGATAGCATTGACCTTAACTTCCAGCTTGCGCTCCGAACCAGCAAGACCAGCAATAGTGGTATTGGTAATTGCCATGTTTTTATGTTCTCCAACTTAGTGAACTGCGGCTCACAAGTCGGAGCCGGGCAAGCGATGTTCTGCTTGCCCGGTATTTAGTCCTGCCGCTTCTTGGGCTTAGAGTTTCAAGTCTGGTGCGCCGATACTATCGCAGAGCGCGTTGCGCTCTACGGTTCCCAGACTATCTAGGTAATCCCATTCCTGTTGTGTGCCGGGGCGCTTGTTGAGCCTCATCGGTGTAGCGGTGGAAGTGTTGCCGGTCGCGCCAGCGCCGCTATTGTCAGTCGCGCGACGGAAGTTCGCTCCTACATCGCTGTTGAGATATTCACCGATGAAGTCGGCAACGGGCTTGCCATCAATGGAAGCAGTTCCATTCTCATACTGGACTTTGGACTTGAACATATAAGTCAGGGGTTCAAGCTGATAGTCGATCACTTTACCCTCTGTCAGTGCCTTGGTGATTTCGTTATCAACGCGGATAGTGCGAAGGTCGCCATCAACAGCGTCTAGTTTGTCCTGTAGCTTCTTCATTTCCTTAGCATGGGCAGCTTTCAGGGCTTCAATGTCGCCATTGCGCTCTGCTGCCTGAGTTACGGCTTCATCGGCAGCGTCTTGCGCGTCCTGTGCCTTCTGCTTCGCCTTCTGCTTTTCTGCTAGGAGTTCCTTGTTCTTTGCGCGTAGCTTTTCGATTTCAATGTCTCGCTCGTCGCGCTCAAGGGTGGTGTTGCTGCCTTCGTCGGCAGTCTCGTTCTTATCTGACATTTTATATCCTTCCCCGTCACGAACGGTTCTTGGTCACTTCCACATGGAAGCATTCGTATTTAGTTGAGTATGTCTGGATACTTTGCTTTCAAATGGTCAAGTGTCAGCAGTGTGCCGTCAGCCCTGACGAACTGATCTAGGTCGAGTTTACCGGAGCGGAACAACTCGGCGCGACTAGGACCGAGCACCTTGTCCTGTGTCGCAACGCCTTTGTTCATGAGCCAGTCCGCGAAACGCGGAGAGCCTGAGACTTGCCCGTCCATGCTGGCGCGATCCCCCGGCGATAACTCGTCCTTATCCAAACCGAGTTCGCGGAAGCTCTTTGTCACCGCGACACTGATTGAGCGGCAACGGATATGTCTGGGAGGAATCGGACCTTCGCCTATGGGGAATGTCTGGCCGTCCAGGCTGCCACAGGTAACAGTTGTGCGGCTGTCCAGCGTCGCCAGAAATTGCCACCCCTTCACGACATGGCTATTTGCCTTCCACGTTTCCTGCGCCGTGACATTGCTCACATGGGTAACTGCGGTGCGGACGATCGACTGAGCGGAGCGGCGCGAAATGTCCAATATGCCATCGCTGTAACGGGCCACTTTCGTCCCCTTGATGCGACGGACAATCGCGTCTGTGCCTTCGCCGTTTACGAGGCCGAGCCGGATCGCCTTATTGATGCGGTCGATACGCCCCTGAGCCATGCCTTCCGTCCAACTGGATAGCAGGCGCCCCTCCATGGGCGTTTCGGTGACGATTGCCTTGAGGCGGGCAGGGCTGGGCAGCTTCGTGCCGATCTCCACGACCAGCGCGCTATCCAGGGCCGATTTCTGGAACCCGGCTTCGGCCAGGGCGAAGTCCTGTAGCTCGTCGGCCAGGTCGTCATGAAGGCGCGCATATGCTTCCGCGTTGATAGCACGGAGTTCATCGAGCATGGCGAGCAGGCGTTTTGTGGATTTCGGGCCTAAATCGTATCCGCGTTCCTCGATGGTGGCAAGGCGACCGGCCAGCTTTTCCAGAACGTCCGCGTCTGTCTCGTTGAGCAGCTTCACGATGCGATCCGACAGGCCAGCGCCATAGCGAAGGATCGCTATGGTGTGTTGAATGGCCCGGTCCTGTAGGGCGGAATTGACGCTGCCCATCAGAGCAACCCGGCGCTGGGCCTATCGGCTGCTTCTACCTTCGTGCGTTCAATTTCCGCATCAATGTCGAGGGCGGCAGAGAGAACTTCGCCATCGCGAAGGCATAACAGCAATTGCTCATGGGTAATGGCACCAGCCTGCCACAAGCCTTGAAGCGCGGTGACTTCCTGCGCGGACAAGGACTGAGGCACGAAGTCCATATTGAGTGAGAAGGTCAGCGAGGCTTCTGCCTTTGGATCGGCTTGACGTGTGAACAGCTTCAATGCGCGGAGGAACTTGCCGGATACGGTTCGCGAGAAACTGGCGAGGATTGCCATTTCCGCTGCGCGATAGATCATCTGGGTTTCTGGCGCTTCCGGTGCGGGCTTATCTGGCGCAAGAATCGAGTGGCCGGCGATGCGGAGTTCGTCTTTGATTTCCCTGACTGCGTTCTCAAGTGTGTCAGCGCCCTGGCCTTTGAATTCCAGATATTCCGCAATCGTGTCCTTGCTCTCAAAGAGCCACAGGCTACCGGGAGCGACGGGGAAGTCTGGGAATTGGAAATGCCCATCGCTGTCCAGCACATAATTCCCGTCCCTATCCTTCAGCGGGGAAATGCCGCGAATGGTCGGGATCGGCGCGCTCAGCGTGTAATGGACGTTCGATAGCAAACCCTGCT